CCCAAATAAGCATTTCCATCTACAGAATAAGTAACTAAATCAGCAGTATAATATGTCTCAGATGCACTCCATACTCCTCTATAAGAAGGGATCGGAAAACTAGATCCGCTTGGAGACTGAACGATTGCTCCCTTTATATGAAGTGTGTTTGCTTCATAATTATTCCAATCAATATATGAAGCATCTGGGTCTCCACTCCCACCAGTCCCCATGTGAAATGAGCCATCATCTAAATCAAACCAGTTTTGCTCGTTGTGAGATTGTAGTCTGCCTGTCGTAATTTTTATTGCGCTTAAATCATTAATATGAGCATTGGTGACTGCCAGATCTTGTATATGGGCTGTTCCTATCGCTGCTTGCATTATATATGCCGATCCAATTACAGCATTGGCAAAAGCAAACCAACAAGGATAAATTTCCCCATTTTCATAAGTTGCAATCAAAAAGTCTTCTTTTGGAGTCAATACAGGTCCAGTCCATGTTCCAGGTCCAGTCCAATCTCCTCCGGCAGCAGTACAGGCAGATTCTGTTGTATGTCCCTCTATAGAGCATGTTCCGACTAAGCACTCTGCCTCGCTTGTTCTATTGGATACAGAGCAGCTTCCATCTCCTGGATGAGAATCAGATGTTGAATATGATGTTGCTCCATTCATCCAATAAATATAAGTTTGAGTAGTGCTTCCTGCAGATATAACGTATTCAGTCCCTCCATACCATAAACTATGTTCATTCCAAGATCCTCCACTCCATGTAACTCCTTCTAAAACTGGAACATCGAACATCGTAGATGCTATTCTTCCAAAATCCCTTATATCAGTAGGATCGACATACAAAGAAGTGGGACTACCACATACAGTCTGTTCTTCAGATACTGTTCCAAAGTCATCTACTGCAACAACCTTGATGCACATTTCTACATCAATTCTAGCCCCTGCTTCTGTAACATATGTTTCTGTTTTCTCCTCTAATGTTAATGATCTTAATACAGATGTCCCGCCTGTTGTATTCCATTCATCAGACCATGTAGAAGATTCTCCGTCAGCATGAACATCTAATTTATATCTATAGTGGTTTATGTCAGAATCATCATTGGGAATCCAATGAAACATCACTGCATCCATATATTCTGTAGCATATAATTCAAATACGGCATGAGGAGCTGGATTACTTACTGCCAATGATGCCCAATCACTTGTTGCACCAGATCTACCTACTGCTCTAACTCTGAATGTCAGTGAAGATTCCACACAGCCATTTTGAGTATTAACACAAGAAGAATCTAATCTAATGCCATCTTGGAAATTTTGACTATAATCATATGTGAAATTATTTACATCTGTTTGTGATACATCTGTTGACGTAGTTGGGAATCTAAGTGTAAAAGGACTTGTATTATATAATTGAACTTCATAATAATCTAGATCACTATAGATGTTTCCGGAAGAATCTCTTAGTATATCCCAACACATACTTAGATCAGGGCCGCTCCATTCATCTTCAGAACCAGCCTTAGAACCACATACTTTAAGATTTGTAATATTTGGGATTCCTTCTCTTTCAAAAGTCTCTATAGCAGGAACTTCTGATCTTGTTCCATATGTGCTGAATCCCCAAACCTTAACAACAACTACAGAAGCCGCCCCATCGACTCCTCCATCTGTTTTATTTTGTGTTTCTCCATATGTAAAGAATTCATTTCCACTCCAATACTCCGGACCTCTCGCAGTACCTAAATTATTTTCTGCAGTAGCATCGTAATTGTATATTTGTATCTTATATCCATATAATGCTTCATAATCATCTATTGCATCCCATGTTAAATGCAAATCTCTATGTTGCCATACATTATCATCATGATTTACTCTTAAATTCTCAGGAGTAGGAGGATATGTTACATTTAAATTTAACTGATCACTTAAAGCAGAATAATTTCCAAAAGTATCTTTTACACGACCTTTGATGATTAAGCTATTGGCGGCAGTCTTAGGAGACTCATCTGAGTCTCCCTTATTCAGGCTTTCACTATAGGTCCAATTAGTATTGGTTATTCCAGTTTGCGTCCTTCTAGGATCACTAAAATCTTCATCATCTGGATTATATATAAATAGTTCATAAGAATCAATATCCACTTCAGGTGCTGGATCCCATGTAAACTCTAGGTCAGAAGCCACACTATTAGTGCAAGCTAAATTCTGCATAGTTTGTGGAGTTATATTTGAAACAGATAATTTATCAGGTCTATCAGAATATAAATTTGCCTGACTAACAGCCCATACTCCTATTGTAAAAGAGGATACTGGAGGATTAGTTGTCGTTGTATTATTACTATTTTGAGGATCTATACTATTTGAATCTGTTTGATTTTTATTCCATGTGTAGTTATAAGTTGCTTCAGTTGTAGTTTCTTCCCTTCTCAATACTGCCATCGATTCATCTGTGAATATCCTAACTAAATAATGCTTGAACCAAGTGGGAGGAACGTATTCACCAGCACCAAAGGCTTCTTGTCCTGCTCCATATATATCTGTATTATCAGTCGCCGTACCTATTTGATTCCAAACAAATTCACAATCAGGATTTACGAACTCTAAACTCCCTGGTCTATTTTTAATCATAAGACCAGTTACGTCAGGGATGACCCCTGTATTTCCAGATGATATTGTTATAAATTCAGTCGGAGAATTCTCACCAGATGTAGCTCCGTTTGTATATACAGACATTACGCCAACTTCATACGTGGTCTGTCTTAAAACATTCGGTATATTATATTCATCAATTAAGGCTGTTTCTGTCTCCCCAACCATTCTCCAATTACTATAATCTTCTGTAGATCCTTCTGCTGCTGATTTATGTCTTTCCCATATTCTACAATTCTTAAATACATATTCACCACTACTTTCAGAAGATGGATTATCCCAATACACTCCTATGTCAATAATTACATTTCCAGAATCATCGGCTCTCTTTAATTCAGCTAAAGATAAATTAGTAACTGGAGAACCTGGATCAACAGGCACATAGGGAGGAGTCGGGATGACTGGATCTTCATTGTCTACATTGTAGATAGATTCATTATATTCTATAGCAGTTATCTTACAGTTCTGATCAGAAGATCTAGCTACAGACATTACTCTGAATTCTTTAACACTTAATGACCTATACCCTATCCCATATAAATCATATTTTGCAGGAATTATCGAAAACGACCCATCTAATGTGACTTCTGCACCACTTATAGAACTTATATTTACTGTTTCGATATGGTCTACATAGCCATCTCCAGAAGCTGTAGTTGCACTTGCAACTCTAACCATTATAAGCAAACTGCCAGAAGCAGTTACCGGCTTGTCTAGTTACAGTCCCAGAAGTGGCACTCACAATTCTACCACCATACAACCAATCAGGTGTATCATGCTGAACGCTTATGACATCTCCGACAGTACATGCTATGGAATCTACATCTGCTTCAAATTCTATTGTTTTTGTTAAATATTGATTTTGATAAAGACGATACATTGCATATCGCCATATTTCTTGTGGATATATTATTCCAGTCAAATCTAATGAAATCACATATTTACCAGAACTATCTTCTGCATCTGTATTGAATACTGTAAATCTATCCTTGTTATAATCTGAATCTTGATTCATGAAATCACATTCTATTTCAGAAGCTCTTTCAGATATACTGACAAATGTTTCCTTAAATGTCCCTTTTATTATATTACCAACACTAAATAACTGCATTGAGTCTTGGGCTTTATCAATTGAAACGGTCAAACTTGTTCCATTCCATATAAGCATTGCTCTTGCCAGATTACATACTCTGAGAGCAGCCTCCCACATTGTTATTTGTGAGTCAAAGCCACCATTAAATGTGCTTCTTTTAGTTGGTATATAAGAATCGTCACCATCATCAGGCATTACGCCGTTTTTATCTATAACCAGTTCATCACAATGATCTGCCCATATTTTAAAATCTGAATAGTTTAATCTTGATGGATTAACACCATCGAATCTTATTACTGCAAGAGTGCCTGACGTGCCGCTTCCAGGACTAGCCTTTTCATATGTTGGAGCACCTGAATATACAGGCTGTGTAAGTATATCCCAACACACCCATGCCGGATTCGTACTATACGCTATAGTGCCAGCATATAATCCACCTCCAGAATAAGAATTTTCATCTGGAATGCACACATAAGAGCCATACACTAAACAGGAATATTTCAGTGATCCAGATAATTGATCTGTAGCTAATGCCTTAATAGCCGATAATGCTAATCTTGGATAACTAAAATCATCTTGATAAATTTCTTTTATAGATGTTAGATATACTAAATCGCCATAATGTTGATAATCATCATAATCTTCTGTAAATTTAGAAACTCTTATTTTATATTGACCATGAACTAAATTTTCACTTCTAAATGAAAGTTTTATAGATTTCATAGAAGCATAATAAACAGTAGAATAACAATCAGGATATTCATGCTGAGATGGTTCATCTCCATCGCAACCCTTTGCAATTACTGTTGATAAATCTTCTTCACTTATCCATTTCCAAGTAGTATCCATGGTGTATTCCATGGGCTCACCAGGGATGTAATTACTAACCACTACATTTCCGCAAGTAGATCCCTGAGATGCTGGAGTCTCATATGATTCCCATCCATCAGAATAATGACAACTTGCTTCATACCATATATCTGCATCTGGATGTATGAATGTTTCTGGATAATAAATGGCATAATAATCTATCCTACTAAAGCCACAACTCCAATAACCAATTCCTGTTCCTGGAGGCTCCCATATAAATCCTGGATCACCTATTACATCTCGAGTGGTCAGACAAGTCCACTCTTCAGTTTCTTCGCCTTCAGGGACCTTAGAAATCATTACAGATATTGCTATTCCATGTGTATGGACAGCCCCCTTAGAATCCATCCACCAAACACCATTAGGAAATGTTAATTCTACTTCTAACTGATCAAATGAATCTCCAGCAGTGGTCTGAACCATATCAGCCCAATAATCAGTATTTCCAGGAGCATTTTCTGAACTAGAAGTATTGGCTTGAATACATATATATCTTCCATTACCATATGTAACTGCATCATTTAAAATATAATTCTTGCCAGCAATCCAATCTGTATTACATTTAATTCTGATATATCTATTATATTGCGTTATTGTATCATTAAAACTATCTATATACGTTTGATCCATTGATCCTAATCTGTGATACGTTTCAACTCCATAATAAGTATCATAATCCTGATCATTAATCTTCTCATCATCAATTCCCTTAATCGGACCTAACCCTAAACATAATAAAACATTTAAATATTGGGCGGAACCAAGGGCTTTGCTTACAGTGTGGGCAGCAATTACATTCCCATAAACCTTATTTATTCCATACCATCTAGGAATAACTAACCCTTGCTCTTGAGTAGTTGATGGATTCCAAGAATAAGTTGGGCCAGAATCATAGTCATGGATCGGACCTGTATCTGGAGGCAAAAAGGCATTTACCAGCATTCCACCAATCATTGTTACAGCGGTCGCAGCAAAAGCCCCAACCACTCCAGCAGCAGTTGATGACATATATGCTCCGGCGGCGGCAGCAGCAGCTCCACCAGTATATGCAGCAGCGACAGCCACAACAATCATCAATAACATTCTTAATGGATTCTTATTGCCACCAGAAGCTCCCGTTATTTCAGGGATAAACAAAATATTGTCTTTATCATTTAGATAAGTTAATGATAATTCTTCATTTTTAATTATCTTTCCATTGACAGAAACAACAACCTCAACATCTAATGGAAAGTGAGCATTCCTGATATCTAATAAAGAAGCGCCATCAGGAAGATCGACCATGGAGATATCTTTCTGACTTCTATCAAACTGGCTATAGACTTTTATCAGTTTAAGTTGTGGTTTTTCTTCAGTCATTACTAATTCTTTTTCCATCGATAGAATCCAGTGATTTTATTTTTCCACAATAAATTATCTAATCGTTCAATACATACTCTTGTTTTATCTGAAATATGAATGAATCTTATTAAGTCTTCAAGAACTATTCCTATATGAGACATATATGGGGGCTTAAACATAAAGCCCACAAAACATAATGGCTCAGGCTTCTCTATTTGCTCTATGATGCCTTTGATATTTTCCATTATTCCTTCATGTATAGTGGAGCATGTCCTAGGCGAAACCACTTCTGGTAAATCAATGTTATTTCTATCATATATCTCTTTAGCAAGGCCATAGCAGTCATAAGTATTAGGCCCACGACCACCCCATTCAAATTCTTTGCCAACTAAATCTATATAACTAGGCAACTCTCATTCCTCCAGCCATAAGACCTAAAAAACCACCATATCTTTCTGAATTTTCTTTTGTCTGACAATCATCTAAAGTTCGCGAACATGAAGTGTCTTCTCCTGTATATCCGCACTCCAAACTTGTTCCAGCAGGATAATTAAATTGCCAATTACAATGGCCTGATATATATCTATACTTTGGAAATCTTTGTCTCAATGGATTAGGTGCTCCCAATGTGAATGAAACCCATTCTTCAGTGACTTCAGTGGCTAATACATCATATGTTATCTCTAATTCAGCATAACTTTCTGATAACAATTCCGAATTAACTACAGTCAATGTTACTTCTGCCCCAACCCCACCGTCATATAACTCCAACACATTAGCGAATATTCTAGTGACATTAGATACATTTAAATTAACAGTAGGTATTTTACCCTTAGATTCTTGTTTTGTTGTATCTAACTCAAAAGCAAATGGATCATATTGTTGACCGCTATATGTGATACTTTCATTATTTCTTACAAGATAAAAGTGATTACTTTCTATATTGATATGCAAGAGAATAAGCCATGCGCTATTTTGTGCTAATTTATTCTTTTCAAGAACTATATTTGCTGGTAATTTTTTCATATCACACTTCCTCTACTACTATTGTTCCAGAATAATATCCGCCATCTCCAGCTCCTTCAGATGATTCTGGACCAGGAACTGCTAAATCAAACTTCAATACATCATCCTTAAATCTTACAGTATATTCTGTAGAAGTTAGTTGATGGGTATATACCCATGAACCAGCAGCACCGCCAACAGCTTCGAAAAACGCCTGTATTTCGGCGACATCACTTCCTGGTAAATGACTCCATTTCATTGTGAATCTATGTATTGATCTAGTGTACTTCCTTCTAGTGATCACATATCCAGCGTCAATATCAGATTTGAGAGTAGAGGTGATTAATTCTTCTGTTAACGGATAATCAGGATTTTCTATTGTTCCTGCCGATCTAACTCCTGTTGCTGGCAATATCATTGTTTATCTCCCGCCCTTAAATGCTTGATATAATGGACCAAATGAATCGACATCATCCAAAATAACATTAACAACATATTGCTTAGGATCTATTTGTGTGACTGTTGCTTGTTTTGTTTCTATATTGGACATCCCTTGGTTTTCAAGTTTAACACTTATATTAGTAGAAAAGTCAGAAGAACTACTTCCGCTATAATCCATCCCACCACCAACTAAACCACCCTCTGACATTCTTTCTAATTCTCTATTCTGAAGTTTACGCATTAACTCAATACCATAATAATCAACAGAATCTTTAGGAATCATAAATTCTCCAGGCATTCCTAATATAGGAATAGAATCTTTTCCTGGAGTGCCTCCCATTAAATATCCGCCTTCTGCATATGGAGAAGGGGAATAACCATATACAGATTGATCAACACTATATGTAGCAGACCCTGTTGGATATGCGCTAGTTGGAGATAACCACTGACCCAATGAATCGGCAAGCCTTTTCATTATTAATTGTTCAATAACTATTTTTTGAATTTCTTTAATCACAGATTCTGCAAATTGTTCAAAATATTGAGCTGCTCTTTTTAAGGGATCTTGTAAATCATCTATTTCATCTCTAACTCTACCAATTTCATTCTGGATGGCAGCCACCTGATCTAATCTATCTTGCCCTAATGCATCATTGTATTGTTGTTCAAGCTCTCCTAATCGCTGTCTAAGACCATCGACTTCACCACTCACTTCAGGAAAGCCCATTGCTAATGCACTTGTAAAATCCACCAGTGTACTGGATAAGCCATCCATTATACTGGTAATAGAGCTAGAAATTGCCTTAGAGGTATTTTCTATTTGAGTATAATAATTTTGAACTCCAGCTCCTATAGATTGTAAAACTGCATCAAAAGTTTCTTTATCTGTTTCTGCTCTCCTCATAGCCAATGAAGCTTCTGCTTGATATAATTCATTTGCTCTTGCTATCAATGTATCATAATATATATCAGCCATTATTATTCTATCGGCATATTGTTTCTTTTCAAAAGCAGTTTCGGCGGCAGCCAATGATTTTAAGTCAGCTCCAGCAGCCATTCTCTGTTCTGCAAGTATTTTATAAAAATCTGTTCTTTCTGCTTCCTGTTTTTTATCTATAAATTTATTTAAATATTCAATATTAGAAGCTATATCTTCATTCAATGAACCTCTAAATAATGGAAAATTAGAAGAATTAGTATAGATATCTTTATACATTGTAGCTAAAGTTTCTGAATCAGCAATTTTTCTATTTATTTCTGCCATTTTAAGCTTCCATGCCATTTCTTTCTTCATTGTCTCTAAAAGTTTTTCTTTTAATTCAATAGATAAGTTCATTTTTTCAATTTCATTTTGCATTTCTTTATTTAACTTAACCTCACCTTCAAGCACTCCCAATAAAAGCAATTTCTTAGATTCTACTAATTTATTTTCTTTCTTAATTTCATTTTGTAATCCAAGTATAGTAGATTTATATTGTGCTGTTATATCATTCAATTCAGCCGTTTTAGTTTGAGCGATCGCCATTCCGTAATTCATTTCTCTAATTTTATCAGCATTGTTTCTTGCCATTTCTGATAAATCGAAGTTTTGATTTGCATCCATTGTATCTAATTCTGATTGATATTTAGTTTTTGTTCTTATTACTGTAAGGATTTTTAATGCCTGTTCTGTCTTTATTCTTTCTTTATCTGTTTCAATTATTCCTTTTAAAATTTCTCTTTCTAATTTTAAGAATTTAATTCTTTCAAAATCCTTATTGGTTTTTTTATTCTCATCTTTAAATGCCTTCTCAACATATTCTAGATTTAATTTTTGTAATAATAATTTTTCTTCTAAAATCTCTACATCATAAGAGCCCTGTGCTTCTGCTTTTGCCATCATTACTGAAAGTTCATCAAGTCTACCAAGTTTTAACTGAGATTCAATTAACGCCATAGAAGCATCTTTAGTTCTAGTAAAGGCATCTATCATATATTCAATTGGAAATTTATCAATTTTATATTGTTTTTCAAACTTAATTATTAATTCGTTTAATGATTTATCTTTTTCGATATATGCAGCGTAAAGGGAGTCTAATTCATCTTCTCTTAATCCAGACGAACTGACTTTAGCTGTCATTGGTTGTTTATCCCACCAAATCTGCTTTTCTCTTAAATCTTTTGTTTTGAATGTATCAATTAATTTCGTTGCTTTTGAAATTTGATTATCTAATTTAAGTTCAGTTTCCTTATCTAATGTAAAGATATTACTAAGAATTGAATTACCAAATGTAGAACCAGTGGTTTTATTTGCAAAATTTTGAGTAACTAATTGCATTCGTTCAATGGCTCTTACTTGCTCAACTGCTCTTGCTGTTATTTTCTCTTCTAGTAATTCTAATTTAGTTCTAAATTGTAATATTTTTTCTACAATATCCTTAACTTCTTTTAATGTTTTTACATGTTTTATATCTAAAATATTTGCAGCACCTATATCTTCTAATTGTTCTTTCGTCAATTTAGTTATATCATTTAAAGCCCTTCTTTGACTTTCCGTTAAATCTTCTGTCTTTGTAAGTTGAAGATTTAATTTTTCTTGTTCTTCTTCTAATTTCTCTTGAAGAGTATAAAATTCTCCAGCTTTAGCCGCAGCCATTCTTTTGGCTGCAAGTTCATCATAAGCTCCAGCAGATAATATAAGTGTCTTTATCATATCTGCTCTATCTTTTGTGCTGTTTCCTAATTCTCGGGTCTTCTTCCCTAATCCTACTGATTCATAATAATCTTTAACGACTTTTTTACTTTTTTCTAGCATTGTATTAAAGTCATCAGTGTATTTAGTAGCTTTTTCAAGCTCAGCCACTAATTGAGTATATAGTTTAGGATTAGTTTCTTTTATTTTCTCCATCTCAGCTCGTGTCTGAGTCATATTTTTTAATTGTTTATCAAGTAATTCAATTGTTTCTTTCAATTTTTTATCAGCATTTAATCCAATAGAAGCAGCTTCTGGATCTGTTTCCATTTGAATATTCATCATTTTACGATATTCTTGTAGATTCTTTACTGTATTTATTATTTGTTCATATCCCTCTACATATTTCTCCATCTGGCCTTTAAATTTAGTTACAGTAGAACGTTCTTCTATTTCTTTTTGTTCTTTTAATAATTTAACAAAATCTTGAACAGCCTTTCCTTGACCTTCGTAACTTTTGATTTTTTGATCAATAGATTGTATTTCTGCAAATGATTGGGAAACAACCCCACTTATATTATTGGATAATTCTACATACTCCTTATTTGTGGTCACAAGCCTATCTACTATTTTAACAGCCACATATACTGCTGCAATAGCTAGGAGAGCCTTGAAAGCAACAGCACTGCCCATCAATGACATTCCTAGTTTATCAACCATTCTACTTAAAGAACCTATTCTGGATTTTAGTTTATCTATCTCACCTATACTTTTTACTCCCCACAATGCATTCACTTGATCTGTTCTTGAACTTACTAATTGTTTTCCTCTTCCAAAAGCACCGCTGAAATCACTTTTAATGCCCTTCCATGCCTTTCCTGATCTTTCTGATAAATCGTCAAAATACCTTCTCATATAATGACCATCAAAAGTATCTTTACCAAAAACTTTTTTACCTATAGTCTTAAAAGCCCATAGAGATGTACCTACTAATGTCATTGATGATATGAATTTAAATATAAAAGATAAAAGACCGCCCATGTCTTTATTAATGGTATGGACTTCATTACCTATTTTTGCAATATTTTTTGAAAGCTGAAATGCTCCCTCAACAACAGGACCGAATCCTATTCTCACTAAGGCTCCCAATGCTTCTCTCATTTTTGCGAAAGCAACATCAGGTATATTCAACATTATATCAGATAAAGCATCATTAGCCCCTTCTGATTTATGTTTTAAATCATCAATATTTGTCTTTAATTCATCAACATATTTGACTAATGTAATGAAAGTTTTCGCACCTCTAAGTCCCAATCTATCAAATACATTACCAACTTCTATCGTAGACATTGCTCCTTTAGACATCTTTTCATTAACTTGTGTTAAAATGTCTAATAAATCAAGAGGCATTAATGGATTTATTCTTATATCAAATGCCTTTGCAAAAGCTAAAGGAGACTTAGATATTTTACTTAACATTGTTTGGACTGATCTACCTGCAATACCTGATTTGATTAAATGGTCATTCAATGTGGCTAAAACACCGACTTGCTCTGTGAACGTTAAATTTGATTCCTTACCCATTGCAGATAAGTGCTTTAAGCCATCCCTTAGTTCTTTAATCTCAACCTGATGATCTCTAAATGTTGCAACAATTACATCATTTATATATTCAAACTTCCCCATAACTCCAGAAGTGGATAATATCTGTTGAGAAAAGTTATTATATATACCAGCAATCATCTTTGTTGTTTCGCCTACATCTGCTTCTGTTCCTATAATTAATCTCAATGTTGAATTTAAAGCACCAAGTGATTCATGGGCATATAGGCCAGCACTACCTAGATGATAAAGTACCTCTCCTATCATCTCGCTACTCTGACCAAATTTAATCATTGAAGAAACACCTTTTTGCATGTATTCATTGAGTAAATCACTTGTCTTAGTTGTTTCTGATCTAGCTGTTCTCAATGCTCTTGCAAAATCATGCTGGACTGTTATAACAGACATCAAGCTTGTTTTAAAGAAATTCATTGCTCCGAACATCAAACCATATCCAGCAACCCAAGCCATTTGAGATTTCATCATATCTCTAAAACCTCTTATGGTTGTTCTAACCGTTGCTCTAAAATGCTCGGCTGTCTTTCCTTCATTACGCCTTTGGATTTCAACAAGAGAAGCCCGCTGTTCTGAGTATTCCTTTTGAGCTGCCTTTATTCTATTAAATTTATCATTCTGTAATTTTAAAGACTCATTTGTTTCCTTTATTTCATTTTGATATTTCTTTTCATCTTTAGATAATTGTTCAAGCATATTTTCATGCGCATCAATAGCCTGAGCAACCTTCAAATGTTTGGTAGAAAGAACATCTAGCAATTTATTTCTTGCTCTTATTTGTGTACTTATTTCGGCATCAGAAAGACTGAAATCCCTAGATGCAGCCTTTAAAGCCGCTTCTGTATCTTTGCCTTCATATTTTTCTGGAAGAGAAAAGGAAGCTCTTTTTCTCATAGATTCTAAATCTTTTTCTAAAGCAGGCATGTCGCCGAAAGATTTAGTTTGCATATCTAATCTTTTACCAGACAACATAAAAGCTTCTAATCCATCTTCAAACCTTTCTACTTTTTGTATATCTATTTCAAATTGTTTGTCAAGACTTCTTAATTTATTTATAAGACCTTCAATGCCTTCTGTAGCATTTCGTGAAATATTCCTCATACCAGCAATTGTATCTCTAAAATGAGTATAACCTTCATCTGTACTATTTATCTGCTGTTTCAATTTCATCATCTCTTCAGCAGTCTTTGCTGCGCTCTTAGCTATCCTGTCTTGACCTTCAAGAGTTGTTTTCCCTGTAACCTTTCTTGTTCCGGTATCTTCGATAGCATTTTGTAATTTTACAATTTGTTTTAAAAACTCATCATCACCTAGTCCCTTAAAACTCATACGACCCAATGCAGATGTATCAGTATATGCAGCGGTATCTCTTTCAAATTTTGATGCAAATTCACTCTTAACTTTATTAAGTCTTTCCTTAGCCTTAGCTGCTCTGTTAGATTCTGATGTGTATTTAGATAATTCATCGCTAGTTTTCTCAAGAACAATTGCTATCTGATCATATGTTGAATCTCCTTTTGCAACCAATGAGACATGTTGGCTCATAGAACTAGATAATTCAGTGACGACCCTTCTAACTTCACCAAATTTTACTTTAGTTAAATCAACTCTCTGATTTAACATATCTTGAGTTAAGGCGGCCTTTGTGATATTATCAGTATATCTACTTATACTATCACCACCATATAATTTATTTCTATTAACTAAACCTCCAGAAAGAGTAGATCCGCCACCTCCATCTGGAGGAACTGCGCCAGGGGGAACTGCACCAGAAGATTCTCTTGCTTTATTTAATGCTTTTGTTTTTTTATCTAACTCGGCAATTCCTACTCCTAATTCTTTAGCTTCTCTTTGTAAATTTTTAACATTTTTATCAAGATTATCACTATTCTGCTTCACTGCTTCTGTGTTTTTCTTTACTTCGTCTGTCTCCTTTCTTACTTCTTTTGCTTCTCTTGTTTCTTTAGGTTTAGATCTTTCTAATAACTTTCTTTGCATCTCGGCTTCTTCAAGTTGTTTTTTCTCTGCACTTGCTCCTATTTTTGCAATAAGATCAGGATCACGTTCGACCATAGTAAGTGCAGAACCATATCTTTTTCTAGCTTTATCTCCAGGAGAATATACATATCCATCAATTTTTTCTCCAGAGATTTTTCTTTGCATTGCTTCTCTCTCAGCATATTCGCCTATTTGATATGCAGGGGAAGCAGATTTTGGATCATACTTTTCACCTGATTTTACATCTATTGATTTAACAAAATCATCACCGATACTCATAACAATATCAGCAGTTCCAGACATCCAAAGCCCATGTTTTTTTAAATCCTTATTAAACCTATCAAGACCTTCTTTATCTTTTTTAAATGAGGCCCTTATCCTTTCTATTTTAGCGTTCATTAACTTTCGTAATCCAGGTGTTACACCTTTTGCAAATTTACGAGCCTCGCCTTTAGCCTGTGGTTCAACTATTCTCATTGGCTCATAATATTTTTCTGTTGTGACATCTAAATTTTTTATTTTCTCAAAAAATTGTCCAGATTCTTTTGAATATTTTTGTTCAACAAGATTTCCAAAATGTTGGAAAATACTTTGTGGCCCCTTACCCATGATTCCAATTGAGCTTCTAAGACTTGTCATCTCATCGGCTAAATGCCTAGATTCCTTACCTCCAAGATAAGTACCTTTATTTGGATTATCTGCTTCTGCTCTAAATTTTCTCTCTAATTCAGCAGGGATATCTCTAGCTGCATTATTTATATAGTCAATCCATTCTTTAGAATCAAACATCTTTTGTTCTACAAAATTACCAATAGTTCCACCCATTTCTTTAGCTTTCCTGATCATTTCTTCAGAAACAGCATGTAGGGTGTTTCCACGCAATATAGCAATATCTGTATTTCCTCTGCCACTTATTTCTGTAAAAGCTTCATCTGTGAAAGTCGATGAAGGAGAAATCATTGGTGCAACGCCTTTGGCGTCCTTAATTGCTTTTGCTGAGGCAATTTGTCTTGGATCACCACTTGCCTCTAATCTTCTTATCACCTTATTTATTTCTAAATTAGCTCTATTCCAAGAGCCAATTATGGCATCTCCACTTTGTTCTATCTTAACAGCAACTCCCCTTCCAGGTTCACCTATTGCCATATTATCAACAGCTTTAAGTATTCCTCTTTCCGTTTTATCAATATAATTTTTTCCTAAAGCACCTTCTCCAAACCTCATCCTCTCTAAACTAGCAAATCCTCCACCACCACCTCTTCCCATCATAGCTAGGCTCTTTGCAACTTCGCCTACTTTTGCATTAGATAATGAATCTACTATACCTCTTAGACTCCTTCTAACCAATGCTATCTTAGTTGCATTATCTGCAATTCTCTGGATTTGGTCTGCCAATGGCGTAAGATTAATGGTGGCTCCAGCAGTTTCATCTGTTTGATTTATGAAATCTATTATTGTTTCTAGTTGTGTTGTTGATATTGCCTTAGATAACGCTTGGAATGGAGCAGCCATTTTAGCTGCCTGTGTTGACATTTTATTAAATGCGCCTTCATTTTTACCGATATCTTGAGCAAGTCTAATCATCCCTTGCATATTTGCTTTATAGTCTTCAAATTTATCAACAGTCAAGTCAACAGCCGTTCCAATTTTACGCATTGCTACAGCTATTCTTATGAAACCATTCGATGCAGTCTTATCTTGACCTATCTTATTAAGTACAGATATATATTCTCTTATTCCCTGGACGGATTCTTTAAGTTTAGCAATTCCAGTTTGATTCATAGCAGACTGGATTGTTTTTACTTGATCCATCATCTTAGACAATTCAGTATTAAAAGCAGTGGCTCCAGATCTAACACCACTGGTGTCCATACTGACTGTGAATTTTATACCTTTACTTTGCATTTTCTGATTCCTTCATCTCTTTTCTCAAGATAGCATCTCTCTCAGACATAACAGCTGATCTTATTTCATAAAAATAATTTGTCTGTTCTAGAGCTCCTCCTGGTACAGGAAGTGAATTTAAATCATTCATATAGTTTATTATGTTTGTAAGTTTAATGGCACGAATAGTTAGTAAAGAAACCGGACATTGCGTTACATGGTCGCCTATTTCTTTACTGAACATGAACTTAAATTTAGGTCTTGTTTTCGCCCTACACTTAGGACATATAGTTTCAAGTGTTTTATTTCCACACCTGTTACATTCATTAGGGATATCACCATTACAATTTCTTGATTCACTTAATTTTTTATCAGCACAAAACTCACAATCCCATTGTTCTGGGTGTTCTAATTTAGATAATGCACTTGACCATTTAGCAACGAATTTTATTTCATTAAGTAATTCTTGTTCTGGTTCAGTTAATTCTAGAATTTGTCCATATAACTCTAATTGCTCATCGCTTGGTATGGCACTAAAATTTTTATAACTAAACTCTATGGGCTCCTGAGTATCATCGAACTTAAAATTTTCCCATCCAATTAGGCCATACCTTAATACAGCAATAGCCATAGAACCGGCCTTATTCATTCCATTAGTATAACTAGTCTCACTACATTCACGATATTGTAAAATAGTTAATGGTCTTAAAAGAAAAGTAGTAAAGTCAGTATTTCCCCTATCTGATTTACAGACATAAGGAAATACTGACTTAGAGTCAAATCTTGGGGTAACAGGAAACATTATTCCTCTTCTTCTATGCCCCTAATGTGATTTGCAATTTCATCACGTTCTGCAGGAGGAATTGCGGAAAAGTTTTCTTTAGAAAAAGGAATATCTTCTCCATCTTCGTATTTAAAATTAGTCCATCCCTGCAATCCAATTTCCAATGCTTTATTTGCTACAGTTCCAGTTAGAAATTTCTCAGATCTATTTGCACCCATACCACTTACTGAATACATAGTATCTCTGAGTTCAGCCTGTTCTTCGGCAGTTAGAAACCTCACTTTAAATACTGCTTGTTCTGGCTTAGGAAGTTTCTTGTCACATTCACAAACAAAGTCATGCGGTTTATCAAATCTTACACCTTTCATAATTTTTACTACCTCCTTAGTAGAATATAGGCTCCTAAGAGCCTTTGTACAGAATTTATATGAATACCCAAACCTCATACTATCTACCCTATGGTTAGCATACCTACTTATTACAAAGATTAACTGTAATAAAATACCTACATATAGAATAAATGGTGTCCAGAATGTGATATTTATAAATCCTGCAGCCCTCCCGCTGGATTGAAGAATTAATGAAATAAAAAATAAATTAATTATAAATAAACCAATCCAGTTGGTCTCCATAACAACTTGCTCCTACCATAAGAAACTGTAAAATTATCACTAAATGATGTTCTCAGCGAAATTACAGTTTTCTTTAAACTTCTAATTGAACCAATGAATGATTTATTTCCCCTCATTGATTTGATTATATCATAATGCCTAAATCCATTTTTCTCAACACAAGTCTTTGTTGGATTATTTTCCCAAACCTTAGTTCTTCTTGGTTTAATTAAAAAATGATTACATTTATATTTATTTGCTCCAATCATAGCCGATGCATCATGATAATGATCTTTTTCTAAATTCAATTCTCTTCTCGCTTTTGCAGTCATCCAACCAAAACAGATTTTAACTTCTTCGAATCTATTTCTCAATTCACCAAATAGATACCACTTCCCTTGTTGTACATGTGCTGGATACCTAAAGATTTTATTTCTTTTTAGTTTTAACTCATACTCTCCATCATGTAATCTTTTATGACAATAAGCACATAGAGTAAGACCATTTTTAACTATATTTGTTCCTCCTTTAGATATCGGAATTATATGATGAGCTTGCAGATTTAAATTACTATTACATCCTGGTCTTTGGCAAGTATATTTGTCTCTCCATAACACCTTTTGTCTCCAATTATTCCCTTCATATTCAGAAATCTGATACTTCTTACCAGTTAATTTATATCCGGAAGACATAGAAGAAATATCAAATTGTCCTTGTTCAACAACACAACTTGTTATATTTATTCTTTTCATGAGGTCATCTAATACTCTTAAAATAGAATCTTTCTTTTGCTTTATAGTTGGTGGAATCCATCCTTTTTGTCCTCTATTTAAAAATCTTGCCTTCCTATGTCTTAATTTTCTAGATCTTCTATTTCTACGATACATGGCTCTTTCTGACACTTTATGATGTACGTCTTGTCGTAATTGGATATTTGCTGCAAAAATAATGTATTTATTATAAGCTACAGATATCCCTACTTCTTTAGCCCCATCATCTATGCCAACCTTAAATTCTCCAACTGGATTCTCCATTGTCTTTCTTAATTGGATTGTAAACGGCTTAACTGAATACACGAAAGCTTTCTTTTTATTCAATAGAATCCTAGCCCTTGCTTCAGTAGTTGGAAGTAATGGTCTGAATAATCTATCAATAACAAATACTGACATTTAAGTCATCTCCATAAAAGGGAAACTGTTACTCTCGACAATGATCGCCTGTTCTCTATATAAATTCCCTTGAACATTCTCAGGAATCATCAGAGCTTGGAACTGAGTACATTCCAAGGTGATTTCCTTTTCAGGAAAACAAGAATCGTAGTGGTTCACCTCACGGTTAATGGAGTACCGCTTAACACGCCACTTAGTCTCAGAGTTTTGATTAAATTCACTTAATCTATTAATAATTTCCATTATTAAACTCCCGCCTAAGGGAGTTGCCAAAATTAAAAACAATATAACAAATAGTATTTCCATATTATGATGT